CTGTAGTTGACAGAGACTCTCTTCTAAGGTATAATACAAAAGTAATTCAATAAGGATCTATGGCAAAGTCAAGAGTTGGAATCGGTGGCGAGACTCACATTGAGTCAAAACCAAAGCGTACTCGTCAAGGTAACGGTAAGCATACCAAATACACTGCTACGAGTCGTAACTCTGCTAAGAAAGCATATCGAGGACAAGGCAAGTAATCATGAAAGTTGACAAGGAACTTTTATATGTTTCTGCGGACAAAGAGATGTCTTTGATCCAAAAAATGACATATCAAATTCAAATGTCTGATATTGACATTAATCCTAGTGAGACTTGTTTTCTGATGGTTTCTCCAGATTATTCTGGAATCGTTACTCAACACCTTTCACATGGGTTATCTAAAGATGGCGAAATTTATCATATTGAAGCAGTAAACGTTCCTTTCCCTGATGAAAACGTAAAACCTTATAAGGTCAACTTTCAAATTAATTTTGCCGAATGGGTTCTTGATTGGCAGAATTTTGTTTTGATTGAAGCTGGTGTGATCCGTGGAGGTAACTATACATGGATTACAGAAGTCATGGAAGACTTTACTGAGAAAAATTATCACTCAGTTGCTTTATATGAAAATGTGCATAGTAAGTTTCATAGTGATTTTGTTGGGGAATACTACAATGATATGACTCATGATTTACATTTCTGGTGGGAAAAACCTAATAACCACTGGCCTGCTTACTAAATAGAACATACAGTGATAGAACCACATTAAAAGTTCTTTACTATTATAAAAGGAGTTGAGATGGCGAACAGTCCAATCCCTGATAATGTTCCGTCTATGATGTTTAATGATTTTGGGACTGTCGTTTTAATAACAGATCCTAAGTCTGATAAATATCTTAATGATACAAGAGAACATACTAACACTTTACCTTCAGGCAGTAAAGTTCATATTGATGATTACGTTGAATGGGTAACTTAATCTAAACAAAGATGTCAACAAGTAGATACGGAATAAAGACGAAAGAGTCGAGATCCTTCAGGGATGTCGCTCTTTCTTTTAGCAGGAATCCGTTAACGGGTGATATAAATATCTTGAAGGACGAAGCCTCTATAAAGAGTTCGGTCAAAAATATTATTTTGACAAAACCTGGTGAAAAATTGTTTGAACCTTTGTTTGGTTCCGACGTAACAGATTTGCTATTTGAACCATTCGATTTTATCGTAAAAGATCGAATGGAAAATGAAATACGAACATCTCTAGAATTGTACGAACCCAGGATTGAACTGGAAGAAGTAAACGTCAATTGGATTGACTCTAGTTATGAAATTGAAGTGACAATACAATATAAGATTATTGGAGAACCACTCATCAGAGAAATTGCATTCTTACTAGAGCCAAGATAAATGAACCCTAAGAATTTAACAAACTTAGATTTTTATGAAGTAAAAGAATCTATAAAGTCATATCTGAAAACCAAAGATGAGTTTTCGGATTATAACTTTGAAGGATCTACTATTTCGTATCTGTTAGATACTCTAGCATATAACACATACTACTCTTCATTCTATGCTAACCTAACAGCGAATGAATTGTTCTTAGAGACATCTACAATTCGTGATAATATTGTAAAAATTGCAAAACTACTCAACTATACTCCAAGATCTAGTAAAGCATCTGAGTTGGTTGTATCTTTTGCTTTTCAAACACCACTTGGACCAGATGGTAACTATCCAAGTACGGTAGAACTTCAAACTGGACCTGTATTTTCTTCTTCAGTTCAAGCAGGTGCTGGGTTTATTTTTAATATCCAGGATAAAATTACAAGTCCTGTAAGTTCTACTACTGGAAGAGTTTCTTTTAATTCGATTGCGCTGAAAGAAGGTAATATTCTTAGGTACTCTTGGGTTGTAGATACTACTAATATTGGTAAGTATGTTATTCCCAATAAAGATATTGATAGTAGTACTTTAAGAATAGATGTCAAATCTTCTTCTCAATCAACTCAAAGTGATAGATACAAATTAGCTGAAAATCTTGATTCCATCGGACCAGGACAAAAAGTTTATTTCTTGCAAGAAGCAGAAGACCAAAGATATGAGATTTACTTTGGTGATGGTAAAACTGGACGAAAATTAATCGATGGTGAGGTAATTGAAATTGAATATATGACTACAAAGGCTGCTGCAGCTAATGGTTGTCAGAAATTGACCTTTGTCGGTAGTGTTATTGACAGTTTTGATAGACCTATCACCTTCACTCCAATTGTTAAGCTGATTAGTAGAGCTCAAGGTGGAGAAGAACAAGAAAGTATTGAACAAATTAGGTTCAATGCTCCAAGATTTGCTGCAACTCAGTCAAGAGCTGTTACAAAGGATGATTATGAGTCCCTTACAAGGATTTTATACCCACAAACAGCAAATGTTAAAGCAATTGGTGGAGAATCACTAGATCCACCTGAATATGGAAAGGTTTTTATTACAATTAAGAACAAAAGTGGCACTGACATCAATGCATTGACTAAAAGAAGGATTAAAAAGTCACTTTTGGAGTATGCTGTTGCATCAGTAGACTTAGAAATCTTAGATGCTGTTAAAACTTTTGCAGATGTTAGAATTTTGGTTAAATTTGACCGAAATAGGACTAATCAAAGTCAACAGTCAATTTATAACTTGATTGAACAAGCTCTAAAAGACTTTAATAAGAATAACTTCAATAATTTTGGTGGCCAACTGAGTTATAGTAGATTAATTTCTATATTAGATACTGCCGATGTATCGATTACATCAATTCTTTTGAATGTACGATTGAGACAAATTATTTGTCCAAATTTTAACAATAATACCGTATACAATCTTAACTTTGGTGTTCCTCTAAAGAAAGGATCTACAGGAAATATTGAAAGTGGTGATACCACTGGCGATAGTGATTGTGCTTGTGATGAGTCCAACGTAGTTTCTTCATCATTCCAGATTGTTGGATTTGATAGAACCTTAGAACTTGATGATGATTCAAAAGGTAATATTAGATTATATTATATTGATAATGGAAAGAAAATATATGTCAATACAAATATCGGAACTATTGACTATAACAAGGGTAAGGTAAGTATAGGTCCTATAAATATTACCAGTACATCATTACCTGGCTCATGTGGTTTGCTGATATCAGTAATACCATCAAATCCAACGGTTAAGTTTCCATATAACGTTATTCCTGAAATTGGATTTCCAACAGTCATCGATGTTTATGATGACTCTAGTATATTCACTCCAAGTGATGATTGGACACCCCCACCAGTTACTGGCGGTAACACAGGCGGTACTACAGACGGTTCAGGTGGATCTGGAGGTAGTACAACTGATGGGTCTACTGGAACTGGTACTGGCGGTGGTGGATCTGGCGGTGGCGGTGGCGCCGGCGGTGGAGATGGAGGAATTGATGGTGGTGGAACAGTTGGCCAACCTGGAACTGGTTCAGGCCTAACTACTGTTGACCCTGGTGCAATTGGTGATGACTTCTTTGAGTCCATAATCGATTTGGACGAATTTACGAACACAGAAACTGATAGCTGCTTCTAAAAAGGACTAACATACGCAGATGAATTACGAGAAAAGAACACAGTCGGTCTCAAGCCAAGTTGAGACCTTATTTCCAGATTTCATCCGAGAGGACGAATCACATTTCATTGACTTTGTTAAATCGTATTATGAGTCTCTTGAAAGACCTGGACAAGCTCTGGATCTTCTCTTTAATATTTCTGACTACTTTGATCTGGATAATTATACTCCAGATAAGTTAACATCTTCTACGATTCTCATTGAGAACACAGAGAAAGATGCTGATAGAATTGTTGTATCTACAACTAAGGGATTTCCCGAAGAAGACAGCGTAATAAAAATTGGTAATGAGTTAATTTATTATAAGGATAAGACAGATTCTCCTTCAGTCAAATTTCTTCCAAATATCAATCAGTCCTTGATTTGGAATAGATTTGTTGACCTAGATCAAATCACCCAGCAATTGAATGGTGTAGATACGGTCTTCAAACTGAAGAGTCTGACTAAAAGTGTATTTTCTCCATCTGCTAACCATATTCTAATCAATCTCTACGGGCAGTATCTTGAGCCTGGAGTTGACTTTTTTACATCGAATGAAGATAGTAATATTTCAGATGATGAAATTAAATTTGCTGTTGCTCCTGCAGCCCAGGATCCTCTAACTCTTTTAACACTTAATATTGAATTTATTCAGTCATATATTACTGAACCAATTTATAAACTGGATAGTATTAATCCAGAAGCTTCTAAGAGAGTATATGATCTTAGAAGAGATGGTGAGTCATATATTCCTGTTATTGATTCGTATCTTCTCATCTTTAAGAATGGTGGTCTTCTTTCCATTTTTAATGATTATAATATTTCTAAAGATCAGGTCATCTTTAAGGATAATCTGATCGGTACAGAAGATATTTGGATTCTTGCTATTCAATCTACTTCTGCTCCCATTGGTACTGGTGCAGCTGCATATACTGAGATTGATGATACAGGTGCAGTTACTAAAGTTAGAGTATCTGAAGGTGGTTCTGGATACACTCAAAATTATTTTCCTAAGATTGAGATCTCTGGAGAAGGATCTGGTGCAGCTGTATATTCTCTTATTGGTGGTATCAATGCAATTTCTGTAGTAGACGGTGGTGCTGGATATCAAGCTTCAAACCCACCACTAGTTCAAGTTCTTGGTACTGGCGGTAGTTCGGTAGAATCAGTTCCTACAATTGATGCTAACGATACTATCACTTCAATTGAGGTTATTGATTCTGGAAGTGGGTTTACTGAGACACCAAGAATCGATGTAGTTGATCCAGTAATGCCAACTTTTGGCACAATTACACTTACACCACTTTCAAATGAACTCCCTGGATATCGTATCTTCAATATTCAGATTATTGACGGTGGATCTGGTTGGACCGCTGGCCCTGAGATTTATGTAGATCTTCCTACTTTTGGTGACGATAAGTTAGTAGATAGACCTGCAGCTGCAATCCTTGAGTCTGTTATTACTGATGGTAGAGTTACTTCGGTTAATATTGTTAATGAAGGTTATGGATTTGATGTAAATAATCCACCAAGAGTAAGAGCAGTTAATTATAGAAGAGCTGAGTCTCTTTCTATTGATATTGTTGATGGTGGTATTACTTCGATTGAACTAGTCTCTGGAGGTCATGGATATACTGACTCTCCAACTGTATACATTGTTGATAGTAGATTTGACGTTGATGGTGCATATATTGGTGGAACTGGTGCTGAAGCCACTGCTATTATATTCAATGGTGAAGTAACTGATATCTTGATGCAGAATTTTGGTAGTGGGTATGATGCAAGTACTCCACCAACAGTTATTATTGCTGATCCACCAAAAGCACAGTTAGTTCCTACAATCGGTTCTGGGCAAATTACAGGATTTAGAGTTGTAGAACCTGGATCTGGATATCAGAAAGCATCATTTAATAATATTCGTAGAGGATTTTCGGATAATATTGCATATGATGATAATGGTCCTATCTTCAGGATTACAACTCCAGAATGTCATGCAAAGAATTCTACCGTTGGAAATGTCTATTCTGACTTCCTGAAAGATTTCCTTAATAGAATTAAGAATCAATTCTTGCCTGGATTCCCAGAAATTGATTTTGAAGAATATGATATTAGAAATCTGATCAAGAAGATCAAGACTTTCCAATCGGCAAAGGGTACTACTGATTCAATCAAACTATTCTTTGATACTGTATTCAACGATAAAGTACAAGTATCTCTTCCTAGAGATAGTATTACTAAAATTTCTGATGCTCTCTGGTCTGTTAATACAGTAGCCAGGGTAGAACTGTTGTCTGGAGATATTACTAGTATCTTAGGATCAAACCTGGTACAATATCAAGATGCTAACGACGAAACTGTCCTCTTTGCGTCTGCTATTATTGATGATATCACTATCATCCAGACTCCTTCTAAGACAGTTTATGAATTGGTTCTTGATACTAATACTCTCACTGGAGAGTTTAAGATCCCATATTCTACAAAACTCAGTGAATCTATTACAGTTGATGATACAACAATTACTGTTGACTCAACTATTGGTTGGCCAGAATCAAATGGATACTTCTATCTCAATGGCATTGAACTTGTAAGTTATAAGTCTAAATCACTTAACCAGTTCTTTGAGTGTACTAGAGGACAAAATGATATTACTAGATCTTGGATTGGTGGAACTAATATCAGTTCTAGATTCTATGTTCGTGGTGGTGACAACAATGAAGTAGTCATGAAGATTCTTGGTGTATCCAAGAGTGAAAACACAGTTGTTAATGATGGTGGCGCATACTATACTGAAGGTGATAAGATCGATCTCAGTGATTTCGGTATAGATGAAGTTCCCGAACTTACTGGTGATGGAGCTCTTATCAAGAAGTGGATCTATAACGTAAAGAAAATTAGAGACGTTGAGCAGATTACACTTGCTCAAGTAAGTGGTCAAGTTGTCGCTACTGTAACTACTCTACAACCACATGGTTTGTATAGAGATAAGATTATTGATATCTTTGGTGCAACTCCAGCTTTCTTTAATGGTAAGTTCACAGTAAGTTCTATTGATACCACTAATGCTTATACTTTTTCGTATATCATTGATTCTGTAGATGTAAGTATCCTCACTACAGTAACTGAAGCTGGTGGAGATAAGTATCTATCGATTCCTCTAGAAAAAGGTAAGTCACCATACAGACCTATTGAAAGAGTTATCTCAGAGTTTACTACTGGAATCCAAAATACTTATGTATCTGATGATTCCATCTATGTTGCTACTTCTGGTATTCCTTCTTATGCAATTGGTAACAATGCTATATCGGGTTTTGGTGGTACTGCTCTAATTCCTGGTAACCAAAGGAATCTTTTCAGATTCCCTCAAGAGGTTCAAATTGTTTCAAATAAAACTGAGACTCCTGTAGGAACTATTGGTACATGGTTGAATGGCGTACCCATTTACAACTATAAAGATTCTAGAACTGTTAAGTTTGGTTCTATCTCTGATGTAACAGTTATTCAGGGTGGTATTGGATATGACTCGGAATTTGAACCACAAATTAATGTTTATAAGAGAGTCCAAACTGCAACAGGCACTCAGATTGTTAAAAACCCTGATGGTGTTGATCTGAAACCAGTTGTTAATGGTAGTGTTATTGAGATTGAAGTTGTTGATGGTGGTTCTGGATATACTGAGAACCCTGTCTTGACTGTTTCTGGTGGTGGTGGAGGCGGTGCCTTCTTAACACCAGTTCTTGCTAATGGTGCAATTACCAGAGTTATTGTTGATGAAACTGGAGCTGGATATTCTACTATTCCTATTATTAACGTTGTTGGTGGCGGTGGTGACGGTGCAATCCTGAAACCCGTTGTTCGTGGTAATATTGAAGATATTGTAATTGTAAATCCTGGAGTTAATTTCTCTGAGGTTCCTGAAATCAGAGTAGAACCTGGAACAGGTGCAAAAGCACAGGTGGTTGTACTTAATGGAAGAATTCGTTCAATCGGTATTCTGTCTGCTGGTAGTGGATATACAACACCACCACTTGTTGTCATTGGTGATGAAACAGGTAGAAATGCTATTGCTAAAGCTGACATCTATACAACTGGACAGTTTGCAGGTCAGATTAGTCAAATTAGAGTCATTAATAGTGGTATTAACTACGATCAAAATACAACAACGATAGACATCGTTCCAGTTGGTAGTGAGGCTCAGATTTCTGTCAATATCTTTGATTGGACTTATGACATCGAGTATAGACTACTCAATCAAACAAATACTGGTAACAACCGTTCATATGACCCATATAATGGTTATGTCTTTGTTGGTAAGAACAATCAGTTTGGTGCAGAGTATGCTCACATTTCAAAACCAAACTATCTGAGATATATTCTTGGTGATAGTCTCCTCT